AGAACGATAATAAGTTGCTAATAACATTAGCTACTTTACGGTCAGAATCTTCTCTGGGAGATGCTCGAAAAGCAGGTCTATTGGCGGTTATCATTGCTTTTGCCGTTTCAACGGCAGGATGTATCCTATTTACAACTATAGGGGCTTGTCCTCTAGATTGAAGCGTTTGGGTTTGCTCTTCAGACCATTGTCTGCCAAGACGAAACTCTCTATCTTCTTTAGCCTGTGCTGACCACGTCTCTTTTCTCTGCTTATAGTCCTCAAAAAGAGAGATAGTCTCATCTACCATCTTCTTTCCACCTTTTTGAGATGAATTTCCTGTTTTTTTATTATATGCCATACGCGTAATTTACCACTTATATTGTTAACCAATCAATCTTTTTTATACTCTTTGTATTATTTTTGTCACTTGCATCGAAATTTTTGACCCTACAAGGCCTATGTCCGTCCAATGCTGTCCAGACTGCATCCATAACATCATCATGTTTACCTCTTGGGTAAGAAAGAAACTCTTTCTGCGCTTCTAGGTCTTCCGACCTGAAGAAAAAAGACCCTTTAGCAAACATAGGGACCAGCGATAGAAGTCGTTCTGACTTTCTCGTTCTTGGTTTAACACCTTTTTCGAGTCCAGGTATGTATAAGCCTTCTTTGTGCATAATCTCTCTACAAGCAGTTCTAAGAGCCTCTTGGTAACCGACTGTTTCAATTTTCATTCTCCTTGGTTTAAACTTTTTATAAGTATCTATAATAATACCAGGTTGCTCTGCTGGAGATAGTCTCTTTCTAAATATATCTACAACATACTTGTTCATATCCTTATCTACCGCTATAGTAGCTATAACAAAGAAATCAGCAGTAGCTGCTAATGAACTAGCTGGGTCAACCCCAGAATATACATCAACTGGAATGTAAGTATATTCACCATCCTCTAGCTTCTTTAAGCAAGTTTGCCCATTAACTATTTCAAAGTCCATATGGTGCAATTTAATCCATTCTGGCTTAAAAGGTGCATTATCAGGAGATTGAGCTATATTCATGTACTCCTGATAAAAACCATTCAGATTCCCAATAGATGCGAACTCATCCTTTATTTGAAGGATTCGTTCTTTTGGGAACCTTGAAGGCCATATGGAATTTTCATCGTCATCCCATATAGCATACCACAAGACATCCCAGGAAGATGAGTCTTTTACCCAGTATAAAAAGCAATCTTCTGATATCACTGTACCAATCATAGCTATTTTACCATCATCTGATAATGAAGGTATAACAGCTTCTGTTATCCACTTTTTATTCTTAGCTCTAGCTTCAGGGGTATATGCATTCAATTCTGACTCAAAATCATCAATAATAATCAAATTAGGTCTTGTATCACCCTCAATAAAACCCCTGACTCTCTGACCAGTTCCGACCGCTACTATCCTCGCGCCATTAGCAAGGATTATATCATTATTCGTCCATCTACGTGCTGTTTCGGGGCCCATATCTCCAAAGACACTTCTAAACTTATCTGAATGAAACAAGTGATACTTTATTCTAGACAAGAAGTTAATAGACTGTGTTTGTGACTCAGATATGATTACAATAAATAAATCCTCGTCACTCTTCTTAAATGCTACTCTCCATAGTGGATATATCAGTGAAGTAGATGTGCTCTTCGCTGTACCCCTGGGAGCTGCTATTGCAAGCCTTTTTACGTTAGGGTCTTTTAAATCTCTATATATTTCATTATGAAATTCAGGTGTATCCTTAAATAAAGCAGTAGGAAAGCAGTATTTGCCAAAAAGCCCTATATTACTATAGAGCTTCTTAAGGGCTTGCTTTTCAGCATATTTTTCTTCGAAATCCACTATTCGTCTTTATCTGGCTCGACTGTAGTGCGTGTGGCTACTAGTTTCTGCTCCTCTTCTCTAATATCATCTATAAGAGTAGTAGTATTGGTAGCTTCTATCTTATCTGTAGTCTTAACAAGATGCTTATCTTTCATACCATGCATATCCTGCAAGTTATCTACAGCACGCATTAAATTGGTAATATCACCTTTATCTTTGGCTTTCTTTATAGTCTCTTCAAGCAACTCAAGGGTATATCCCTCAGTTAAGCCATGGTCTTGAAGTAACTTCTGTAATTCATCTCTTACCATATTTTTAAACGCCTTTGTCCTTATTGTTCGTTTCCAACGCCTTCTTTCGCTATCAGATGCTCCCCCAAACGTCATATCTATAGCCATATCTGAATCTTGACATCTGGCATAAGTCATTGCTAGGTTCTTATATTTCTCTGATTTGCACTTTACATCATGATATGGCTTACCTGTAAAGGTAGTATTAGTCTTTCGCCCTTTAACTAAAAGCTTTTTAGTAGGATATTTAGTATTGAAGAAAACGTAGCCCCAAGGAAAGCGCAAATAGATATTATCGAAGCCGCGATTACCGGGATAGGTGCTTTTAGAAATAACTTTTGCCACATATTTGTCGTCAGAAAGTGCGTAATCGCCAGCATTACAAAGCTTCCAATGCTTAAATTCCAGCTTCTCTTGCTTAGCTTCTTCTTCCCGATAAACGGTATATGTGGTAGGTTCATCGTTTCCTCTATGATGTATATTTATACTGTAACTAATAGCTTATTCCTGAATAATCACTCATAAAATCAGCCCTATTATCCCATCCTTTTCCATAGCTACCATATTTATCAGGGTCTTTATCGATAATGTCTTTATAATGCTGTTTTTGCGCTGAAATAAGGGCTTTTAAAACGTCTGTCTCCCCTAGTTCATGTATTGCCGTCTGATAATTAGTGTCTGTTTGGCCTCCATCTACCCATCCACCATCAATATCGGTTTCATAGCCTAAATTAGTCAATGCTTGTTGCATAACCTTGTTAGAACCATGTCGTCCCATATTCACAGCAACGTCAAACATCTTATCTCCTACAGCCTGAGACCCGCCTTCTCCTGCCCATGATGGTGTCCATTGAGCATATTTATCTCCATACATCTTTAAAGCGTCTGCTTCTGTTAAACTTGTAATCTGGTCATCGTCTAAACCCCATGCTGAGGTAATGCCATACTTAGTTAACCCACCAGAGTCAGTATGTAGTTTGTCTCCACCCTCTCTTTGGAGTAGTGCATTAAAGTCAAAGCTATCTTCAGCTCCAAAAGCTGCTACATCTGCCTCATTTACCTCTTGTGGTGTAAAATCCATACAAAAACCCTTATTTCGAGTGATATACTGGCTACAATTTAACACTGTTATGTGTAATAAAACAAGGATTATTATAATATTTGTATATTTTATAGGTATTTCCTCTTACGGTCGTACTTAGGAATAATCAGTCTTCATGCTCTTAAGTTATATGTATCGACCTTACTATCATTCTAGTACTATACTTAAGTACTATTAAAAAATACAAAAAAAAATTATAATATGCAACACAAAAGTTACAAAATAGCAAAAAACATAGAATTTATTGAGGGGGAATGAAAATTCCCCTCATAAATAATACCTATAGATGAGAAATGCGAAAAACCCATTTTTGAAAAATTAGAACGAGAATGCGTGTGAGGGATATTCTACTTCCCCTACCCGTCTGAATTAAGGCTACACCGGTCTTGCGACCGTTGAATCCTTAATTCGACGTGTAGCGTCTTACTAGCATTAGTTAGCCCCTTCTATTGGCGAGTATTAAGGCTTCTCTTGATATTCCCTGTTACTAGTTAATTTGCCAATGAGCACTAGTAACTTGACTAAATCAAGCTCATTAGCAAGAAAGTTGTTACAATGTTAACACTAATCTCAATCAGCAATTCTCGCAAAAATGTTAAAGCGAATGGTAAATGGGTCAAAACTGATGAGTTTCTACAAAATCAGGTAGAACTCAAGTTTAATGGTCTAGTTGCCCAAGAGCTTGCCGAGACAGATACAGCCAAGCAAGGCTTTATCCTCGGTTCAACTTTGAAGGGTTTTGCTGATTCCATAGGTATGGACAAGTTGAACATCATCTCCGATGATGAGAAATACTACATAAAGAGTGTAATGCTCAAAGGTAGCACTCGTCCTATCCGTTTTCGTGAATTTACTGATAAAGAAGATACTTCGGTTAAATTCACTTATATGAGCTTC